ACATAAACTCTATAATCTGCATTGATTATATAGTAGTTTGCAGAGTAAATATCAAACGCACCAGATGGTTGAGATGGGTTATCTCTTGTGATATCATTTCTCCACATATCATATGTTACACCAGACTGCCATCTTAACTTTCTAACAACTTGACTTATATCAGCAGAATTAATTCTTTTCACTGCTAACATAGTATCATAGAAATCATCAGATTGACTAAAAGCATCTTTTGGTGCAGGAGGGTCTGAATCCCATGTAGACAAATAATTTGTAGCATTAGGCAAACCAATAAAAGCATAATATGAATTTGCACTAGATTGCACACCAGCAACAAAGTTACTTGCATTCACTATTCTCAGTTGATCAGTTATTATCGCTGCCATTTTTTAAAGTTTTCTTTTTATTTATAGGGTTTAGATTGAAGGATATACAATAATAGTTCCATTCATAGCTGAATGGTTCTGACAAACATAATACAATGTATTTGGTGCAGCAAATGGAACTGCAAATTTAATCCTCCCAACTGCTGCTCCAGCATTTGTAACTCCTGTGGTATAAAGGTTACTTGCATTATATGCACCAGAACTTGTCTGTATATGGAATGGATGACCACTTGCATTTAAATCAAATTCATAAGACTGTCCTCTTGCAAGATAGATTGTTGGATCATTTGCTGAACTCAATCCACCAGGTCCTGTGAATTGGTAATGATTAGAACTATCATTAACAACTGCCCATCTAGATGTTACTGCATCTGATAGATCACCAACAAATGATTTAGCAGTTACAATACCAGTTACATGACCAGCATCAATATTGTTCTGATCAATAGTGACACCAGAACCAACTATTACCTTACCAGTTACTCCACTATTGTTTTTACTGACTAATTCTAACCAGTTTCCACCATGTGCATAATACATTAAACCTGTATCATGTCCATGAGCAACAGCACCATGATATGTAGATGCTGATGGGAAATCACTTACTTGAGCATAATAGAATGGAATTACATTATTTGTCTGAATACCAACTATCTGATGATTTATATCAGCAATAGCACCATTTACAACTAATCCATTATGAACAGTTGCTGATCCACTAACATCTATATTTGCATTAACATCAGCATTACCACCAAAGGTTGATACTCCACTTACATTAATTTGATTTACTGTGAGACCACCAGTGATATTACCACCACTATTAACATCTATAGCACCAGCAAATGTAGAAATACCAGATGAATATTCACCAACAACTAAAGTATTAGTTCTGACATCAGTTGTATCAGCAGCACCAGCACTGACTGTAATTGTTTTTGTAGCACCAGATCCAGATGCAACTACACCAGATCCTACAAAGTTAAGTGTGGTTGCAGTTGTTGATAATGCAGAACCCTCATCTTGAACTGTAACACCAGCACCACCTCCACCTAATCCAACACCATAATTTGTGATATTAAGTGTAGAAATACCAGTGATATTTGCACCATTACCATGTAAGAAGTTTGTGTAAACATCAGTTGCCTGTAATGAAGTTGCACCAGTAACAATACCAAGAGTTGAGATACCTGGTGCACTTAAACCAGTTGTAACACCAAGAATGTTTAGACCTCTTGTATCTCCACTTACAAATAATCTGTTTACAGTTGCAAGACCAACTACATTCAGATCATCAAAATCATTTGGTGCCCCAGATATGGCAGTCTCTATTGTTGTCTTGGTTGTAGCATCTAAAGTTGCTATATTTTTTAGTTGTCTAGCACTACTTACAACCTCATTAGCACCAACAGAGAATGAAGTAGCAGTAAGAATACCTGATACAAAAGCACCTGCTTCATTTAACTTATGACCACCTAGAGTTGCAACACCTACTACAATGTTAGGTGTTCCTGTTAATCCATATGCTAAATCTGCTTCAGTGGCAGAAGATGCTGTTCCAGTTACAGCACCAGTTACAGCACCAAACAATCTACTTGCAGTTATGATACCTGCTTGACCTGCATCAATTCCTTTTGAATGTATGGTAATTGCTGTGCCAACTGTGGCAGTTGTTAAAATACCACTATTGATATTTGCTATACCAGCATTAAAAGTAGTGAGATTTGCATTGGATATAGATCCAAATCCTATAGTTGCAGTATCAGTTATATTGATAGCAGTGGCAGCAACACCAGTTTGATCTATGAATACTGTGTTTAAACCAACAAAATGATCAAGAGTGGTTACGTCTTGAATTGCTAAAGACCTAGCAGTGACACCAGCTGAAACATTTATACCATCTTCAGAAGTTGTAACTATACCTGCTACTTTAATAGTTTCATTTGATATTATATTACTTGCAGTTACTAAACCTGCTACAGTATATCCAGCAGCAGAGAATGTATTGATACCTGCCAACCTTGTAGTTCCTGTTATAGTTCCTACACCAGTTACTTGGAAGTTGGTTGCATTTATGTTTGCAGTATTTGCTAATCCAGTTATGACAGGTGCACCAAAGGTGGTGCTTATACTTAGAGGTCCTGATACAGTAATAGAACTAACAATTCCAACAAATAAATCTGTCCCATCTCCTATCTTATTATAGACTTCATCAAAATTTGAATTAACCTTAACAGCACCATCTAACAGACTATCACCTGTTCCATCATTGGGATTTGTTCCTGTACTAATTCCTAATTTAGCCATTATTTACCTAAAGGTTTTCCGTAAGAGTATTTATTATGTCGCATAGTCTCTAAATTCAAGAGGTTTAGATCTAGAGATTATGGTAGATGTGGTTAAACCTATCATACCATTTCCAGTGTAAGAATCAAAGTTGTTAGATTGATCTCTAGCAACCACTATCTTACCCCAACTGTAACTAGCAACATCAGATACAAAGGATATTGCACCTGTGTAAGTTTCAGATGTTCTGGTATCAAATGTGAAAGCAGTGCTATCAAAAGTTATTAATGAAGAAGAGAAGTTATCAGTGCTTAATCCAGCAATGTTAGTAAATACCCTTCTACAAGTGGTTTTACCACTTCCAACAGTGGCAATACCAATAGATGTATTTGGAAGATCAATATCTTCAAAACTTGCTACTTGATATACACAATCTAAGAATGATGTAGTAGCACCAACTTTAATAGAAGCATCAGTTCCTCTAGATTCTAAAGTTCCAAATACTTTGTTTATTTGGAATGTGCAACCTGAACCAGGTGAAGCAGTAAGATTAACTGTATCATCAAGTTTATAACCTGATCCTTGATCCCTGATAATGACTTCTGTTATGACACCACTAGTTACAGTAACATCAACTCTCAGTCCACTACCAGCACCACCTGTGGTTCCTTGATTTAATCTAGTTCCACTGGATGAACCAGTTTCAGATTTGTATCCAGATCCACCATTACTTATAATCAAACTAGTTGGTGTATTGACACCCTCAGCTTTAGTAAAGAGGTGATTACTATTTTCAACTACAAAGAAATCACCTGTGCTGATTCCACTAACTGTAATAGCAGCACCAACTGGTGATGTTGCTCCAGAAGCATCTCTTAATATAGAATTTTCAGATATAAAGAAGTCAAAAATTAATTGGTTCTGTCCACTAACAGTTGTAGTTCCTAGACCAACAATCTCACCAAAGTCACCTGAATATGAATCCACATCTACATTAAACTCTATCACAGGTTTAGGTGGTGCTATCTGTAATACAGGTGGTTTAGTATTAGTATAACCAGTTCCAGCATTGGTAACTGTGATACCTGTGATAGTTCCTCCACTGCTAACTGTTGCTGTAGCAGTAGCAGTTGTAAATCCACTTCCCTCAGGTGGTGATGAGAATTTAATAGTAGGAACTCCAGTATATCCAAAACCAATGTTAGTTAAATCAACAGATGATACAGTTCCAGTTTCAGATACAATAGCAGTTGCTAATCCAACTTCAATTGTATTTTGAGATATGATATCAACAAAGTTTTGAGTGATAGTTTTATTAGTTGGTTCCTCATTATTTGGATTAAAGAATGGGACTGCACTATTCACATTTAATATAGTAGCACCTGCACTCACAGGATTGATAAGATAAGAAGTTGGGAATGGTTCTGCCTCTAATTCAACTCTATCCTTTCCAACTGGTTCAGCATCAATAATTACATCAGTGGTTTGCTTTCTCCAGTATGCAGGTCTAAGCAAACTGATGTCAGTTGTAATACCTATTCTTCTATATGGATTAGTAGAAACAGTGTCAGAACTTAATGATGTTATACCTAAAATAGTTCTTGGTTCTTGATTTAAACCTATACCTTGACCCTTCTCAGGATTATTATTGATATCAATACCATCACCTTTCTTAATTGTTTTTGCAATTGCTAGAAGTGCTACATCTATTTCAGGAGTTCCTTTATAGAATAAAACACTACAATCATCATCTGCTTTTGGTGGAGTAGTGAATACAATTGAACTTCCACCACTTCCTAAATTATAAGCATAGTTTGGTTTCTGAAGCATTCCATTTAGGAATACTAATAGTGACTGTTCTGCCTTGATTGATGATCCAAAGAAAGTTTTGAGTGAAACTGCTCCTTCATTAATTTTTAATTGGAATACTCTTCTAAATCCATCAAAAAGATTTGTAAATGAATCAATTGGTTGTAATTGTCCAAATGTCCATCCATTAAATTCATCTGAGTGAATATCTTGTATAGTAAGTCTAAACTCAGAGAAGGTCTTAGAAGTATCAGTAGGAATACCAGTTGTTCCACCAGTAGGAATAGTTAATATCTCACCATTACCAAAACCATATCCCTCACGTCTAATCTCAAAATCAATTACACTTGATCCTTGTCCAACTGTGATATTTACTGAAGCACTTTGACCAGCACCAGTTGTAGATGCTGATGAGTACACTAAAGGAATATTACTATAACTTACAGGTGGATCTATGATGACTTCAGGTGGATCATATCTCTTTATACTTACAACAGGTGCTGCAGTGGTTGTTCCTATGCCTACAGACTGCCCTACAGTGTTTCCTGAACCAATGGTAATAGATGAAGCACCAACACTTACAACTTGAACATTAGTAATAATTCCTACCTGTGTGGAGGGAGATGCTAAAGTTGTTTGAGCAATAGAAACAAAAGAACCAGGATTAATTCCCTCTGTGGTGGCAACAGATATAATAGTTGTTCCTGCAACAGCAACAGCAGTCATTGTAGTTAATTT